CGAAGTCGTGGATCGCCTGGCGCAGCGCCGGACCGTGCTCGTGCGCCATCGCCACGGCCCAGTCCGAGAAGCGCACCAGCTGCGGGATCAGCTCGCGCGCGAGCGCGAACTGCGCGCCCTGCACGACCTTTCCCAGGCGCTCCATGTTGTCGTTGAACTGCTCGGAGGCCTTCGCGTCCTCCTCGCTCAGCACCAGCCCGAGGATGTGCGCTTCCTCGCGCATCGCGCGCAGGCCATCGGCGCCGCTCGCGAGCAGCGGCAGCAGCTGCGTGCCCTGGCGCCCGAAGACCTGCTGCGCGAGCGCGGCCCGGATCGTGGCGTCCTGGACCCCGGCCAGCGCCTCGGTCATGACTGTGAACTGCTGCTCGGGACTGAGACCGCGCAGCTCCTCGACGCGGAGCCCCATCACCTGCAGCGCGTCGGTCATGCCGGCGGACCCGCGCTCGGCATCGAAGATCGAGCGCTGCATCCGCCGCACGGTCGTCTCGAGGCCCTCCAGCGAGCTGCCGGAGAGCTCGGCGGCGTGCTTCAGCTCGGAGAGCGACTCGACGGAGAAGCCGGTACGGACGCTCATCTTCGCGAGCTCGTCGCCCACCTGCGTGAACGACCGGATGCTCGCGATCGCGAAGCCGGCGATCGCGGCAGCGGCAGCGGCCGCGCCGGCCGCGGCGAGCGGGCCGAGGCGACCAAGCACGTTCTTCGCGTGCGAGCCGAAGCCGCTCAGCTCGTCCTTGCCCTTGCGCAGCGCGGCGCTCAGGTGCCGGGAGTCGCCCGTGAGGCGCACTACCAGCTCAGCGAGCGTCATCGCCGTCCTCGCCGTCCTCGTCGCGGTACGCGCCCACGACCGCCTCGAGGTCGCCCGCCCGCCGCACCAGCGGCTCCCCTCGCTGCGCGCGGTTCATCAGCACGAGCAGCTCACCGAGCGGCCCCTGCAACGCCTTGAAGGCGGAACGGCGGTCGTCGCTGCGCAGCACCCGCACCGCCTCCCGCGCCGCCCGGTACTCGAGCACGTCGCGCACCGTCTCGTAGTCCTGGCGCTCGGCCACGTCGGGCGCGCACTCGAAGGCCTCGCAGACGGTCGAGAGCAGGCCGGAGTACGGCAGCGGCCCGTGGCGGATCAGCTCCGGCTCGTCCGTCAGGACGTAGCCGAGGAAGTGATCGGCGAGGGCCGCTAACCTTCCCCCTGTTGCTCCTCCGCGTCGCCCCGTAGCGCCCCGACCAGGTAGTAGAGCTCCTGCACGTCGAGCCGCTCGAGCACGCCCGGGTCTGCGGCCGGCGCGGGCAGCCGCGCGCCGCGCTCGTCGGTCCAGGTCCACTCGACGATCCGCGGCGCGACGTCGGCCTGAAGCCGCGCCATCGCCCGCTCCATGCGCCCCATCAGCTCGGCGCGGTCCAGTTCCGGCGTGTCCTCGTCGAGCGCCTCGAGCTGCGGCTGCAGCTCGCTGATCGCCATCGCCGCGCGCATCGCGCCCACCGTCAGGCCCGGGCGCGCGCGCAGCCGCTCCCCCTGGTGCGGGTAGTAGCTGCGGCCGCCCGCTTCGATGCGGCAGCCCTCCGAGGCGATCCAGAGCGGCTCGGGCCGGCGCGCGCGCGCCTCGTCACGGCGCTCGGCGCGGTTCTCGAACGTCGCCCTGCTGCTCGTCTGCGTCGTCATTCGGTGCTCCTCTCGGCGGGGAAACCGAAGTTAAGTCCCCACCCCCGGGCTTCTGCGGGGTTAAGTCGCTACGTGACCGCGCGGCTCAGCGCCGCGTTCCCCCGCAGCTGCGCGCTGAACTGCACCGCGCCGCCGGTCGCGCCGCTGATCTGGTACGACTCGAGCAGCACGCTGGTGCTGTCGTAGTTGGGGTCGTTCGCGCCGGCGCTCGCGCCCGTCGGGTCGACCGCCATCGCGCCGCCGTCGGCGTCGCCGACGAGCGCGAACAGCGTCGCGTCCGACTGCCCGGACGCGAAGTCGGCCACGCCGCCGAGCTGCAGCCCGTAGTCGTAGTTGCCCGTGACGCGCCGCGGGCCGACGTCGGCGAACGCCGTGACCACGGGCAGCTCCTGCTGCACGTCCAGGTTGAAGCTGTTGGCGTCGTCCTCGAGCGCCACCGAGGCGACCGCGATGTTGGCGTTCTTCGCCGGCTGCTTTGCCACTGCCTGCTCCTATCCCACGACGACGCCGGCGGACACGGCCACCAGCGCCGAGCTGAACGTTCCCGTGATCGCGAGCCGCTTCCAGGCCTCCGTCGCCGCCGTCGCCTGGGCCGCCACCACGCCCGGCGCGGTCAGCGCGCCCGAGTTGACGCCGCTGATCGCCGCGTAAGCGTCCCCTGCGCCGTCATTCTGCGACTCCTCGACGGTGAGCGTGATGTTCGTGCCGCTGAAGGCGATCAGCCGGAAGATCGCGCGGAAGACCGCCCCGGCCGCGGTCGCGCCCATGTTCACGCCGCCGAGGTTTTCGGCGCCCGTGCTCGTCTTGCTCGCGAGGAAGCGGCCGCGCGAGAGCCCGCCCGAGCCCGCCAGATCGAAGTTGAGCAGGATCGCCCCGCCGGTCTGCGCCGATCGCGGCTGCGCGCTCAGCCGCGCCAGCGCGTCGTAGGCGACGCCGCCGGTCTCGTCGGGCGCCTGCCCCTCGCCGATGCCGAGCGTGACGTAGTGGTCGCTGGCGCTCTCCAGCAGCGCGTGGATCTGCTCGTCGTAGCCCTCGTCGGTCGGCTCGAGGAAGCCGAGGAACGGCAGCGTGAAGTCGTAGTTGTCGACCACGCGCCGCGGCCCGGCGTCGCCGAACGTGTCGACCTGCGCCAGCGCCTGCTGCAGCTGCAGCGCGGCCGACGCGAGCTCGCTCGACAGCGCGAACTCGTCGAGCCAGATCCGCATCCAGCGCGCCGGCTGCTTCGCCATCGCCTACGCCGCCTCCGGGCTCGGGTCGCTCGCCGGCGCGGCGTCGGATCCGGGTGTCGGCTCGTGCGGCCGGATCGCGCCGATGCGCAGCAGCTGCGGCACGTTCACGCGGCAGAGCGCGTCGAACTCCACGAGCGTCGGGTCGCGCTCCGGGTCGTCGAGGTAGCGCACGACCTCGCCCTCGGCGTCGAGCTCGACGGGACGACCTGAGACCAGGTCGGCGTTCCCGGGCCCGCGCTGCACGCGCAGGCGGCGCGAGAGCTGCACGTAGACCGCCATCACGTCCCCCTCACTCGCGGTAGCAGACGCGGAAGTCGTGCCGCACGCGGTAGACCAGCCGGTCCGGCGCCAGCTCCTCGGTCTCGTCCTGCACGACGAGCAGCTCCGCGTCCTGGACCTGCACGCCGTCCTCGGTCCAGGCCGCGCGCCGCAGCGCCGCGCGCAGCGCCGTCGCAAGCTGCTTCGCCGCCAGGTAGGTCGCGGCGTACGAGTCGAGCTGCACCCGCGCCCAGACCAGTCCGATGTCCGCGTCCAGCGCCCCGGGCCGCTCCTCGTCGATCACCTGGTAGCGCACCGCCGGGTACGTCACCGCCTGCGGCAGCCGCAGCGGGTAGACCCGCGTCCCGACCAGGGCGGTGACACCGCTCACGGCCTGCAGCCGCGAGTAGAGCGCCTCCGAGAGCTCGGCCATGCCCGTCCCCCGCCCGCATCAGAGCCCGTGCTTCGCCGCGATCTTCCGGATCTCGGGGACGAGCTCCGAGGCGATTACGCGCACCGCCTCCGCGCCCTTGTTGTCGAGCGCCGGCCGCAGGAACGGGTGCGCCGCGTGGTGCGCCGTGCCCAGCTCCTGGAAGCCGTAGTAGCGCGCCGGCGCGCCGGGCCGGCGCAGCCGTACGCCGACGTCGACCGTGACCTCCTCGGGCTTCGAGGAGACCGAGGTCCCGATCCCGCGCTCGAGGTCGCGATCGTCCTTCGGCGCGAGCAGCCTCGCCTCCTTCTCGATCACGCGCCCGGCCTTGCGGAAGGCGTTGCGCAGCACCGCGCGCCCCATCTTCGCGCTGAGCTCGTCGAACTTGCCCGCGAGCTCGTCCAGCCCCTCGATCTCGAAGTTCGCGCTGACCATCAGTCGTCGACCTTCCCCGAGCAGAGCAGCTGGTAGCCTTCGTCGCGGCCCAGCGGGATCACCGCCTCTACCAGGTACGTCTCGCCCCCCCAGCTCACGCGGTCCTTCGGCGTCGGCGTCCAGCTCGAGTCGCGCCGCACCGTGAACCGCACCTCGAGCTCGGCGTCCGTCTGGTCGGCCGCGGAGCGCTCGCCGCCGCGCAGCGGCTCGAACTGCGCCCAGACCGTGGCGAGCGTCGCCCAGCTCGCGACCGGCTCCCCGGCCGTGTCCTGCACCGGCGTGTTGCGCTCGACCACGATCCGCCGGTCCAGCCGCCCCGCCGCGATCACAGGGCGACCACCCGGTCGAGCCGGTAGCGCCGCACGAGCCCGCGCAGCGCGCGGTTCTCGCTGAGCACGGCCCCGGCGATCGCCGTCTCCCGGAACGCGTAGCCGTCGGCGACGAGCCGGAGCAGCGCCAGGCTCAACCCCCCGGGCACGTCCTCGGGCGCGTCGCCGTAGCCGGCGGTGTAGCGAATCGTGACGGCGTCGGGCTGCAGCCGCGTCGTCGGGTACGTGACCTCGTAGCCCGGGATCAACCGCCCGCGGATCGCGAACGGGCCAGCCGGCGCGTCCACGCTGTAGTTGCTGCTCGCCCACGTCTGCGAGGCCCCGTCCGCGTCCACGTACGTGACGCTCGTCACGCCCTGCAGCGGGGCCCGCGGCAGCTCGATCGGCACGCCGCTGTCGGGGAAGCGCGGGTACTTCACGTCCCATGTCTGCGTGATCAGCGCGCGGCCGGTTGCGCGCTCGATCGCGTCGATCGCTTCCGCGATCAGCGACTCGACCAGCACGTCCTCGTCGTCGCTGTCGACGCGCAGGAAGTCCTTCGCCACCTCGGGTGTGAGCGCCTGCAACGACGCCGCGGTCACGAGCGTCGAGCGTCGCTCGAGCGGGTCGTAGGCGGTCGCCGTGCCGGTCGCGCCCATCACGCGGCCACCGTCGCCGCCGGCGCGTCCGCGGCGACCGGCGCGATCCCCGCCCCGCCCAGCAGGCCGAGCGCCGCCGCCGCGCGGAAGCGCTCCTCGAGTTGCTCCTCCGGCATGTCCGCGGCGCGCACGTTGAGCGGCACGTAGTAGCGCTCGCCGTGCTCGTCGTCGATCGGCGGCAGGTCCTCGCGCGCGAGGATCTGGTTCGCGTTCATCGCGCCGAGGCTCCAGAGCACCCGGTAGAACTCCGCGCGGTCGCGCGGCGAGCCCCGCAGCAGCGCGTTCAGCTGGAAACGCATCGTCAGGTCGGTGCCGCGGAAGAACGTGCGCTCGACCGCCGCCTCGATCTTCCGCGCGACCGGGATCTCCCGGTAGATCACGAAGCCCTTGACCTGCTCTTCGAGGCCACTTCCCCAGCTGGTGCTGAGTTGTGTGTCGCCGAGCATGTGCGGCGGGACCCGGAAGATCGACGCGATCTTGCGGTCCGAGTACTGCATCTGCTCGAGGAACTGCAGCTCCCGCGGCTGCACGGTGATCGGCTTGAACGACGCGCCGCCGGCGAGCACCCCGACGCCGCCGGACTTGCCGGGGCCGGCATGGCGCAGCAGGAAGCCGTCCACGAGGTCCTTGGCATCGTCGAGGTCGAGGTCTTCGTCGGTCTCGATCGTGCCCGCGAGCGCCGGCGCCTCGCCGAGGAACCGCGCGGCGTGCTCCTGCGAGGAGAGCGACATGCCGATCAGCTCGGCGTGCGCCTCGATCACCGAGAGCCCGCGGATCGTCCCGGGCATCGTCACCCACGGGATGTGCAGCATGGCCGGGAAGCCGCCGCCCGGGCGGTTCGTCACCCACGGGCCGTCGGGGCCGCGGTAGTCCTCGACGCGGAAGCGCAGCCCGAGCTGCCCGTCGGCGCCCTCGAGGCGCTCGATCTCGGTCACTCGCTCCGGGTTGATCGGCCAGACCTCGGCCAGCTCGCCGCCGTTCGTCCAGCGGTTGAAGCCGTAGAAGTTGCCCCACAGCAGCATCGAGAAGATCAGCGTCTCGTAGAACGCGACCGCCGACTGGTCGGCGTTCGGCTGCTCCCAGAGCGCGCGCACGCGCCCCGGCTGCTGCCGCCGCCGGCTCTCGTCGTCGCGCTGCAGGAAGTGCACCGGCACGGAGGCCAGCGGCTCCGCGATCAGCGAGACCGCGGCGTAGACCGCGGCCGCTCGCACGGCGTTGCTCGGCCCGACCGTCGTGCCGGCCACGGTCGCGACGCCGCGTGAGAGCAGCAACCGCGGCTTCTCGTCCGCGATGATCGCCAGTCCCTTGCGCAGCGCCTCGCCCAGCGCCGGCATCGCGCTCAGCCCCGGCTCACGCGCTCGGCGCCGCAGCGCCGGCAGCGCTCGATCGCGCGCCGCGCGTCGCCGGTGAGCGCGACTACCTCGAAGCGGCACTTGTGCTCGCCCGCATCGAGGCGCTTGTTCGCGGAGTCGGTGCGCACGGCTAGCCGCCTTCGCCCTGCTGGGCCGCTTCGGTGTCGCCGGCCGCGGCGGTCAGCTGCGCGAGGCGCGCGCGCAACAGCGTGAGCACGCCCTTGCGCGGCTTCTCCGCCGACTCCTCGACGCCCACCAGCGCCTCGAGCGCGGCCGGGTCCGCGGCCTCGGCGATCACCGGGCGCAGCTCCGCCTCGCGGTGCGCCAGCAGCTCGCGCGCTCGCTCGAGCGCGGCCGGGGGGTCCCCCTCGTCGTCTCCGATCGCGGCCAGAGCGGACGGCGCCGGCTCCGCAGGCGCCGGGGCGTCGTCGCCTTCGCGCTCGAGCCCCATGCGCAGCGGCACCCGTGCCTGCGGGTCGATCCGCCCGCGCAGCGTCAGCCGCAGCTCGTCGCCGATGCGGTTGACCTGGTAGCTCCACTGCTCGTCCAGCGCCTCGAACAGCTCGTCGAGGCGCGCGTGCAGCTGCGCGCGGCGGGTCTTCTCCTCGAGTCCCATCCCGTCCTCCTAGCTCGCAGCCCGGCCGGCTGCGTGCTGCAGCTCGCCCGCGGCCTCCAGATAGTCGCTCACCCGGTAGCGCGGCTCCGGTGCGCCGGCGCGGTGGATGCGGTAGACGCTCAGCCGCCCGGCGCGCAAGCCGCACGGGCACGCCACCGCATCGACGTCCCGCCGCCGCAGCAGCTCCGCCTCGTGGCCGGCCGCGCAGCGGTAGTTGTAGAGCGGCACGTTGCGGCTCCCCCACCCCCGACCGCTGCCGGGCTTCCCGGCGGCTAGACGGCGTAGGCCTTGTCGAACTGCGCGAACTGCAGCATCCCGTACGAGTTCACGTCGGCCGTCGTCGCCCCGTGGTGCAGCACCAGCGAACCCGCGTCGATCAGCGCCACCTGGCCGTGGAGCCGCGCCGTGTAGTCGAACGCAAGCGACGCCGCGTCCGCCGCCGGCGTCGCCTGGGCGTCCTCCACCACCTGGCCGCGGTGCAGCTCGACCGAGTCCGGCACGGCCGACTTCGCGGCCGCGGTGATGTCCGTGCCGACGTAGGCGCCGGTGGCGCCGCCGCTGTACGCGTACGGCGCGTCGGCGCGCAGGTTGCGCGGCGTGAACGCCGTCCCGCCGGAGCTGTAGCGCACCTTCGCCATGTCGGCCTCGAGCATCGAGTTCACGAGCGTTGCGGTCGTCCAGTTGGCGATCAGCACCTGCGCCCGGAACGGGATCAGGCACATCCCGACCGGGTTGTCGACCACGGCCCACACCAGCGCGTCGTCGATCGCCGCGGTGCTCGCGATCGGCGCGTCCTCGGTCCCGAGCTGCAGGTGGTACAGCCGCCCGTCGAAGAGCAGCTGCGTCCAGAAGTCGATCACCACCTGCTCGGCGCGGCGGTTGCCCCGCGCGCGCGGCGCGCCGCCGTTCGCGAACTCCTGCAGCGCGCCCTGGATGATCTGCACGTCGGTCATGGCTTCGTACTCCCGTCCGCCTTAGCCGAACGGCGTGAAGGGCACCACGAAGTAGTAGACCCGCACGCTCAACGTGTTGAGGTTGCCGGCGTCGCCGGTGAACTCGGCGCCGTCGTTGTCGAGCACCAGCGCCGTGTCCTCCTCGAGCGCGAGGTCGGCGTCGGGCAGCGTCTCGAACTTCGCCGCGTCCGCCGCCGCGTCGATGAAGGCGTCGGCCTGGCTGGTGATCAGCGCGGTCTGCGTCGTCTTGTAGGCGAGGATCAGGTCGCCGTCCGCGGCCGCGTCGTCGTAGGCAGCGTTGCGGTCCAGGAAGTACAGGACCGCTACGGGTACCAGGGCCTTCCCTGCACCCGGCGCGGGCGCGAGGTCGATGTTCGTCGCGGCCAGCGCCTTCACCTGCGCCGAGGTGAGTTGCGTGTCGAACGTCAGCAGCTCGCGGTTGCCCACGCCCATCCGCGCCGGGTCGACGTTGATCGCAGGAGTCATGCTCCGCTCCTTCCGTGACCCCAGCCCCTAGGCGAGGTTCGTCACCTCGGTGAACGCCGTCTCGCGCAGCACCGCGAGCGTCGCGTAGATCTCCGCCTTGATCGCCTTCACGCCCTGGATGAAGTACGAGGCGTGCTCGGACGACATCTGCACCTCGACGTCCCCGAAGACGGCGAGCCGCGAGTACTGCTGGAACGCGCCCGTCAGCGCCGAGCCCGCAGCGCTCTCGGTCGTCAGCACGACCGGCAGGCCCCACGAGGTCTGCGGGCCCTGCTCCGCCGGGTGGCCGTTGATGAAGATGCCGTCGTTCGTGGTGGTGCGCTTCCACTTCCACCAGTCGGTCGGGTGCACGACGTGCGCGTCCGGGTTCGCGAAGCCGGTCACCTGGCAGTCCTCGATCGCCTCGGCGAGCGCGGTCGCGAGGTTCATGGCCGTCGCGTCGACCTGGTTCGAGTCGCGGCCGGCGTCGTAGAAGCCCTCGATGTTCGGGGCCGAGCCGTCGCCGTTCAGGATCTGGCTCGAGAGCCGCTCGCGGACCCCCGAGCGCATGTCCTGACGGAGCAGGTCCTCCATGCCCTCGACGAACTTGAGCTGCTCGTCGGTCACCGGCACGAAGTGGTTGATCTTGCGCAGCGTCTCGGTGATCTGCGTCCACGCGAACGCCGACTCGGCCGCCGACTGCAGCGAGCCGTTCGTCGACTCCGCGATCTCCGCCGCGCTGTTCGTGCGCGTCGTCTGCCGCATGAACACGTAGGCCTGCTGGTTCGTGCGCACGACCGGGATCAGGTCGATCACCGCCGGCATCTGGAACGCCGCCGGCACGTTCAAGCCCGAGCGCAGCGACTCCGGCGCGAAGCCCGCGCCGGTCGACATCACCGTCTTGATCTCGTAGTCGAGGTACTCCTTGGCGCTGATCGGGAGAGCCACCGTCGGGCCGTTGTCGACCCCGCGGTACCAGCCGTCCTTCTTCTCCATCGCCACGCTGGCCAGATCGCGGTACTTCCCAGCCGGACCCTTGCCGGGCGGATCGTCGGTGGCGACGGGAGGCCGGCCGCCGCGCAACTGCTCATCGCGGGCGGAGTCCTGCTCGAGGCGTTCCTTCTGGGTCTGGTTGTCCTCGAGCACCTTGCGCCGCGCGCCGAGCGCCTCGTAGCGGAGGTTCATCTCCGCCAGCTGCGTCGACTTTTGGCGGTCGTCGCCCTCGCCGAAGGCCGTGACCTTCGACATGTCGAACGTGTCCCCGGCCTCGCGGAACGCCTGCTGCAGCTTCGGGCGGATCTCGCCCTGCTCCTCGAGGACCTCGCGCAGACCCATCTGCTCCGGTGCCTTCGGCACGGTCGTTGCTCCCTTACGCGGCGAGCGCGCCGCTGCCCGCGGCCAGCGATCGCTGGAACCTCAGCAGCTCGCGCTCGATGTCGACCTGGTCGTCCCTCGCTCCGGCACGGAGCGCCCGCTCGATCAGCGCGCGTAGCTCGACCAGCCCCGTGTCCAGGGCCTCGAGGCGCTCGCGATCGACGGCGCTCAGCTCGCGGCCCTCGCTCGCCCGCATCGCCAGCCGCGTCTCCAGCCGGCCGAGGAACCCCTCGGCGGCCGCCGCGAGCTGCAGCGCGTGCGCGGCGAAGGGGCCGCCCCGGCTCTTGATGCCGTCCGTGCGCGTGTCGATCCCGGCGCCGCGCAGCACGGGGTCGACGCTCCAGACGTCGACCTGCTCGAGGAAGCGCACCTCCTCGTGCTTCACCCCGCCCTGCTCGTGCGTGCCGTACGAGGCGCGCTCGACCGTGAAGATGTACGACCACTCCATCAGCCCGCCGGCGTTCTTCACCGTGCGGTAGGTGGCCTCGCCGTTCGGCGTGTCGAGCCAGAAGGCGCCTTCGATCCAGGCGCGCTCGTCGTCCGACGCGATCACGCCCTTGCCGACGGGCAGCTGCCAGATGTCGTGCATGTAGGCGCCGACGAAGACCTCGGCGCCGTCCGCGAACGCGCCCGGGCGTGTCACGTCGCCGTGATGGTCGACCACGTTGAGCGTCGAGAAGGTCGCGCTGAACTCGCCCTCGGTGCCGTCCGCCTTCAGTTCAAGGCGGAGCGCCCGCTGCTCGGTCTCCACGGCCGGGGTGATCGTCGGCACGCAGCAGCCCCAGTGCGCTGAGGCCCGTGGCTGCGCGGGGGCCGTTGAGCTGGTCCGAGTTGGCCGGCGGGGGCCGGCCGGGACCGCTGATGCCGTGGCTCGATCCTCAGGCTAGCAGCGCGCCACGCCGTCTCGAAGCGGCCGGTGTCACGCCGGCCCGACCTTGCGCCGCGCCGCCGGCGAGCGCAGCTGGACCTCCCAGCCGCAGTCGGCACAGACGTTGCGCCCGTACTCGGAGACCTCGCCGAGGAACCGCCCGCAGCCCGGGCAGCGCATCTCCACGGTCTCCTGCCTGCGCTCCTGCCCGGCCACGGTCAGCGCGCCCGCCGCGTGTTGGACACGATCACCACGTACGCGCCGACCAGGATCAGCGCCGGCTCGACCAGCCACACGCCCGCCGCCACGATCAGTACACCCGCCGCCTCCGCCAGTTGCTCGACACGCTCGCTCACCGCAGCGCGGCCGCCAGCTGCTCGAGCGCGCGCGCGAGCTCGTCCCCCGGCGGCGCCCGGCGCGGCTGCTCGGCGAGCGTCGCCGGCGAGAAGTAGCGTGGCTTGCGGCGGCCCTTCACCTCGCCGGCGGCGAGCGCGTCGCGGCGGGCTTCCCACGAGAGGTCGCCGGCCATCAGCGCGTCGATCTTGTTCGGGCTGTCGTGGCTCTCCTTGCGCACGGTCACCATCGGGTTCCCGAACTCGTCGAGGAACGCCTCGCGGTGGCGCACGGCGTTGGCGACGTGCTGTCGCAGCACCGGGTCCCCGTTGTGCGACTGCTCGCCGGCGACGATCGCGTTGCGGTAGGCGAGCAGCGCGGCCGCCATCGGCCGCGGCCGGTTCGTCGGCCACTCGACCACCACCCGGTCGCCGTAGCGCCCCGCCCAGCCGCTGATCCGCGTCTCCCACCACCGTGGGTCGCAGTACATCCGCAGCACCCGGTACGAGGCGAAGGCCGCGTCAACCGCCGCGTCGACGTCCTCGTACGGCACCTCCCACTGCGTCGCGCGCTCCGGCCGCTCCCAGATCCCGATCGGCCACTGGAACCCGGTCAGCGCCTCCGTCGCCACCAGCGCCGTCGCGTCGCGGGTCGTGGAGCCGTCGAACCCCAGTGTGATCGGCGCCCGCCGCGGCACCCGGTGCTCGAGGTCGGCGCGCTGATCCCAGAGCTCGACGGCGAGCCAGCGCTCGGCGCCAGCGGTCGCCTGGTTGAGGAAGTAGCGGATCGAGTCCTGGAGGTCGTTGCGAGGGTCGCGAATGTGCGCGACCAGGCCGGCGATGTCCATGTACGAGGCGGCGTCGCCGTAGGCCTCGCGCAGCGCCGCGGCGAGCGCCACGTCGTCCGCCAGGTCGACGTTCGCCGGCGCCTCGCGGTGGTCGAAGAGCAGCCGCGCGCTGCGCGCCTTCCCGGACCGGATCGCCTTGGCGAGCGAGTGCGTGCGCTCGGCGATCGAGTCCATCCCGGGCTCGTACATCGTCGAGGTTTCGTTCGACCAGCCCTCGGCGGCGAGGCGCTTGCGCAGGTTGCGCCGCACGGTGTCGTACATCCGGCGCAGCTCGGGCAGCACGTAGAGGTGTGTCTCGTCCCAGGTTGTGTGCGATTCCTTGCCGCCGTCCTTCGCCGCGGAGCTCGCGGTCGAGGGGCGGATCTCGCCGCCGCCGGGCAGGTAGGTGCGAGTCAGGCCGACGTCGTCGCGCTTCGCGAACGCCTCCCGCAGCGGGCCCTCGACGAGGTTGTAGTAGACGGCGTCGTAGACGTTCCCGGTCTGCCCCTCCTCGGTCGCCATCACCCGCCAGAAGGGGTACGTGAGCGGCCGGCCGAGCGGCTCGCCCGGCCCGAAGACGTGCCGGAAGTCCATCTGCTCGTAGACCTCGCCGCCCCGCGCCCAGCCGCCGAAGCGGCACGGCCCGAGCGTCTCGAAGAGCCCGATGCGCGCGGCGTGCCCGCTCTTGTCGGCGCCCTTCGGGCGGGAGAAGAACACCGAGTCGTAGAGCCGGCGGCCATCGCGGTCGAGCGCGTAGGCGTCCACCGTCAGCGCCGCCAGCTCCGTCGAGAGCGGGATCGCGCCGGCGCCGCGCAGCGGCGTGCCCTGGATGTCGCCCGGGCCGTGGACGCAGAAGTGCTCGATCCAGCGCACGCCGAGCCAGCCGAGCGATCGGTCGCGGCGGTGGTCCGGTGACCGCACCTGCTCAGCCGGCATCGAGCAGCCTCCGCGCTCGCTCGCTCTCGAAGTCGGTGATCCCGGCGGGGGGCGCGCGTCGCGGCGCCTTCGGCTCCGGCGCGACGTAGCGGATCCGCAGGTCGCGACGCGCGTCGCGGGTCGAACCCATCTGTCGCTCCCGCAGCCGCAGCTCCGCGGCCCGCGCCATGTCCCCGTTTGCGAAGGCCGCGTGCACGCGCGCCGTGTCGAGCGCGAACTGCCAGTCGCCGTCGTCCCAGAGCACGCAGTGCGCGAGCCGCGTCAGCCGCTCCCACCACTCGCGCGTCGCTGCGGGCAGCTCCGCGGGCAGTCGCGGCCGCTTCCCGGTGAACGGCCGGTCGGCGACCTCGGTCCACTCGTGCGTCGCCGGCGCGCGATTGACCTTCGCGTCCTCGGCCTTCGGCTTGCGCCCCCCGCCGGCCACGTCTCAGCGCTCGCGTTTCATACAGACCGCGACGCACCTACCTGCGGCGGTCCTTCGAGGCCGCTCGTGGACTTTCGCCCCGCCCTCGCCGCCCGCGCTCGCGCGCCCGAGCGGCCGGTCTTCAGCGCGTGGCAGCGCCGGCACAGCGTCTGGTAGTTGGCGAGCGCGTCCGGCCCGAGGCGATCGACGTGGTCGCCCGCGAGGCCGTCCGTCGAGCCGCAGCGCACGCAGCGCCCGCCGTCGCGTTCGCGCGCCACCGCCGCGAGCTGGCGATGCCGCGCGCCGTAGTCCCGCTTCGGCGTGCGGCGGCGCGCGAACGGCTCTCGCGTGCGCGCGTGCCGCGCGCAGTAGCCGCCGCCCTCGACGAGCGTCGGGCAGCCCGGCTCGGTGCATGGCCGGCGAGCGCGCTGCATCACGAGAAGTGCGATCGCCGCACGAAGAGTGAGCCCTCGCCGGCGCACTTCGGGTTGGCGCTGCCGGCGAAGCGCAAGCGGTAGCGGCCGGGCAGCGCGCAGTCGATCGTGATGCGGTGCACGCCCGCCGAGACCACGCTGTCCGAGGGGTTCGTGACCGTGCCCGCCGGGTCCTTCACCGACCACGTCACGGCGTCGGGCGAGTCGTTGTCGCCATCGACATCCGTCACCGTCGCGGTCACGCGCGCGCGATCGCCCACGTCGAAGACGGGCTCCGTCACTACTGCTCGACCTCCACCGTGAGGGCGCCGTCAGCCCGACGAGCGCTCAGCTCCCGGGCTGCTCGCCGCGGAAGCGGGCGCGCGCCTCGGACGGAGCCAGCCCGAGCTCGGCCAGCAGCTCGTCGAACTCGTCATCCTCGAGCCGCGCGCGCGTGCCGTCCTGCTGCCGGCTGTTGAGCCGGTGGGCCAGCACATCTCCGGGCGTCGGCGTCATGCCCGAGCGCGACTCGGCCGGGACCTCCTCGCTGCCGTCGAAGCCGAGGGCGCGTGCGATCTCCTCGTTGCGCTCGGCGCGCTGCACGCTGATGCCCATGCCGCGGGATCCGCGGCGCCGGCGCTCCTCCTGCAGGCGCAGCTGCACCTCGTACTCGATGCGCGCCTCCTCGGGCAGCGCGTCGATGACCCCCCAGCCTTCGAGCTCGTCGCCGCCGGCGTCGAGCAGGCGCGTCGCCCAGCGCTCGCCGAAGGGTGCGTACTGGCGATCGCCGACCGTGACCTTCATGGTGTGACGTCCTCCCTGTGCCGGGCTCAGGCCTCCGGGTTCTTGGTGAGCGTGTAGGCGTACGTGACCTGGTCCGAGGAGTTGACCGCCTGCCCGCCGGTGAGCGAGCGGTCCAGCAGCGCGACGCTGGTCGCGTTGTTGAAGAGCCCGTGCTCCTCCCACGACTCCGTGGCGTCGGCCGTGATCGTGGCGTCGTTGGCGTAGGCGGGGTCTTCGTCGGCCGGGGTGCCGGTGGCGCGGGCGATGCCGGAGGTGGTGATCAACGCCGTGTCGTTGTTGTCCTCAGCCTGCGCGGACGTGCCCACCTCGTGGAAGTCGAAGTCGGCGTACTCCGTCCCGGTGGCCGAGACCAGCTCGTCGATCTCCTCGCTGACGAAGGCGTCGGTGACCTTCGCGCCGGAGAGCAGCCCGAGGGCCTCGCTGAAGCCCAGGTACTTGCCCGCGTTGAGCCGGGCCGCGCGGGCGCGCCAGTCGGCGATCGGCTCGCTCAGCCGGCCGCAGGCGCGGCAGTCGCGCGACCAGCGCGCGGCGTGGCGCTCGCAGGGCAGCGTCACGCGGGCCACGTGACCGGGGTGCCACGGCGCCGTCTCGAAGGTCGGATCGGGCGCCGGGTCGAAGGGGTTGAGCCCGGCCCGCAGCAGCTCGTCGAAGAACGGGCTCGCCCAGCCGCGGTGCCAGTGCTCGCCGTGCAGCTCGGCGACGGTCGAGACGTGCAGGTCGTGGCCGAGCAGCGCGCGGTAGTAGAGGCTCGGGATCTCGCGGTGCACGTGATCGCGCAGCCAGCCCAGCACGCGGCGCTGGCGCTCGCTGCGCCAGCTGCGGAACTTCACGCCCGGGCGGTGCACGCCGTGACGCCGGTCGAAGCGCCAGAGCTCGCGGTTGAGGTAGACGGTCGGCTCGTCGAGACGGTCGAGCGGGAAGGCGAAGCGCTCCCCGCGGTCGACCGTGTAGAGGCCGCGCTGGATCTGCAGCTCGTGGCGCTCCTCGCTCAGCGCCACCCGGCGGTGCTCGACGCGAGGATGGCGGGTCAGCGCGGCTGCGGTCATCGGTCGCTCCTTCGGTGCCCCAGCGGCGAGTCGTGGTCGCCGTCGGTGTTCGCTGCGATCACACGATCTCCACCGCGAACGCGACGCTGCCCTCGGCGACGACCGCGAACGCAACGCTGCCCTCGGCGACGACCGCGAAGCTCACGTCGCCGATGCTGGCAGCCGCCTGCGCCGCGAGCGCGCCCGAGGGCGCGGGTTGGTTGCCGAAGAGCGCGATCGCGGCGAGCAGCCCCAGCACGCCGGACGCGGCCGGCTGGGACCCGGCGAGCGTCACCAGCATGTACAGGTGCTCGAGCGATCCCGTAGCGGCGGGCTGCACTCCGGCGAGCTGCCAGGTCCCGGTGAGCGGGCCGAGCACGCCCGACGGCGCCGGCTGCGCGCCGGCCAGCGCGACGATGCCGGCGAGCGCCTCGAGCGCGCCCGTGCCCGCCGGCTGGTTGCCGAGCACGGCGATCGTCGCCGCCAGCGGGCCGAGCGCCCCCGCGGGCGCCGGCTGCTGTCCGAGCAGCTGCACCAGGCCGTGCAGCGCGGCGAGCGCGCCGGCCGCAGCCGGCTGGTTGCCGGCGAGGGTGATCGCGCCGGTGTCCGCCTCGAGCACGCCAGCTGGCGCCGGCTGGTTGCCGGCGAGCTGGATCAGCGCCTGGAGCGCCAGCGCGCCCGACGGCGCGGGCTGGGCGCCGGCCAGGAACACCGCCTGCAGCCACCCCAGCGCGCCGGACGCGGCCGGCTGGCTGCCCGCCACGAAGACGCGGTGCGCGGTCGCCAGCGCCCCCGACGCCGCCGGCTGGTTGCCCAGCGTCGCGAAGCTCCCCGCCAGCGGCCCCAGGGCACCGCTCGCAGCCGGCTGGCTGCCCGCGGGCTGGATCGTCAGCGCGGAGGCGAGCGCGCCGCTCGCCGCGGGCTGGTTGCCGGCGAGCTCCACCGCCCCGCCGGCGCCGGCCGCCGCGACGATGACCCCGCAGCAGGACCAGGTGTCCGTGACCGATGAGGTCCACGTCGCCGCAGCATCCTCAACGCCGGTCTCGACGCGGTAGTCGATCGAGCCGGGAATGCTGGCGCCGCCGCTAATGTCGATCTCGTAGATGAGCGTGTAGACGGGATCGAAGGTGTCGATCGCAAGGTTGATGTTGCCCGTATTCTCACAGCAGACGACGAGCTTCAGGTCACCCGAGGCCCCGTTGGCGGTGAAAGCGCCAGTCGATGGATTGGCCGTACCAGTGGGTGTCGCGGCAGCCGTCGCCTTGATCAATGAGGTCGTGTGCTGGCCTGAGATTTCAAGGATCGCGAACGAGAAGTAGTTGCCAGTCCCGGTCGGGTCCAAGGTGACCGTCGTGGGTCCAGCAGCGATTGAGGCGTCGTAGAAGATGCCGGTGTCATCCGTGCCGGAACTTACCCCACCACGGATCGCAGCCGTATAGCTGTTCCCGTTGTCGTCGGTGACTGAGCCGTCCGGCATTTCGAAGGTGCCGGTCGCCACGGAGCCGAAGATCGCGACCAGCATCCCGTTGGCTGCGGTCGCGTCGCTCAGCAGCGCGATTGCCCCGCTGTCGGCGTCCGTGAAGGTGTTGTGGTTGTCCTGCACGAGCGCGACCGAGGAGTGCGACTCACGGACGGGGCGATCGCCCTCCATAGTCTCGTAGTCGACCGCAAAGATGACGGGCTTGGACCAGTTGACCTCGAACTCGAGCTCGTCATCCGCAAGGATGCTCAGGTCCATGCCGGGCGCAGCACGGTCTCGCGGCTTGGGGCGGCCGCCTGAGTAGGTGCCGCGGGCGATCACCAGCCCATCGCGGCGCCTGCGCACGAGCATCTCGCCGGTCAGCGTCGCGTCGGTGTAGAACTCCGGGCAGTCGACGTGCGCACGCAGCAACCGCGCCCCGAGCGTCGAGATCGGCAGCGTCGTGACGCTCTGCGCAAGCTGCGACTCGACGCGCGCCATCGGCCTCAGCCCCCCGCCAGCACGCGAAACACCGTGCGCCGCGAGACGCCGTAGCGCGCGCCGATCAGCGCCACGCTCTCGCCGCGCGCGCGCGCCTCGCGGATCCCCGCGTCGCGCGGCACGTTGCGCAGCACCCGGATCCCCCCCGGCACGTCGTAGCGGCAGCGCGGCCACGGGCAGTCGAGACTCGCGACGCAGGGCGCGCCGCAGCCCGTGTCCCGGTACTCAGTGCACTCGGGCAGCGCATCGCGCCGCGCCCAGCGCAACGCCGGGACCGCCGGCGTGCCGTCGCGCCCCGCTTGCGGGTGCACGCTGCCGCCGCGTCCCGGCGCCTGGGGAGAGCGCTGGAGGACCACGGCCTGCATGCTGCGCGGAGCCGGGCCAACGCCTGTCAGGGCCCGCCCGTACGGGGCGCGGCGTACGGTTCAGCCCGTACGGGCCAGCCGGCTACTCCTCCTCGCCGCGCCCCAGCTCGATCAGCAGCCGCCGTCGCGCCTCGTACGACGCCAGCCCCAGCCGCGCCGCCAGCCGCGCCATGTGCTCCTCGGCCGTGCGCGTGCTGATCCCGAGCAGCGTCGCCACCTGGTCGTAGCGCAGGCCGACCGCCACGGACAGGTACCCCACCTGCAGCTGCCGCCGCGAGGGCCGGTCCGCCCCGATCGCGCCGGTCCTGGCCTGCAGACGGTCGACCGCCTCCGCGAAGCGCCGCTCACGCTCGTCCACGCCTCCCAGCATGGCGAGCGCTCGCGCGGTGGGCTATCCGGGCGCTGCAGGCTCCGACTCCCGCACGTGCCCGCAGGCCAGGCAGAACAGCGGCCGGCGCGCGCGCGGGATGCTGCGCCCGCAGCCCGGACAGGGCCGCGTGAGCGCAAAGTCGACGTGCGGCCCGAGGTCGCAGCCGCAGCCGACCGCGACGTGGGCCGGTCCGTTGCCGTGGCCGCTCACGCGTCTTCGGTCGCGCGCGGCGGCGGCAGCGCCAGCCGCAGATCGCCGTCGGCGAGCTGCATCCGCTCGAGTACGAGCCGCGGGTGCTCGGCGAAGGTGAAGCCGCCCTCGGTGACCAGGTGCGGCATGAACGCGACCTCGAACTCCTCGAGGCCGAAGTCGATCGCGTCGAACTTCGCCTTGAGAAACCAGAAGAGCGCTCGCGCCGCCTGCTCGGCCGTGGTCCCGCGAGCGAACGCTTCGCCGCGGCGCGCCCGTACGCGGGGCTGGTAGGCCACGACCACGCGCACGCCGAGCGGCCGTCCAGTCGCCCGGCGCCATGCGAACTCGAGCACGATCCGCCCGATCGCCTCCTCGCCCTCGATCGCCGCGGGGTCGAGCGGCCGCAGGTGCGTGTAGCGGTGCTCGCGGATCCCGCGCTTCTCGAGCAGCTGCCCGACCTGCGCCAGCGAGCGGTCGAGCGCCACCTTCGTGCTGGTGAAGGCGCTCGTGATCGGCGTCACGCCACCGCCCCCACTTCCACGCGCGCAAAGTACAGCGCCTTGCCCGCGACTAGGTGTGTGCGCACCCCGCAGCCGAGCTCGCGGCCCGCCGCGTAGAGCGCCCTCCTCGCCGACTCGAGCAGCGCGGGGCTGTCGCCCGGCTCGAGCTCCAGGCAGCCGGCCTCGTGCCCCGCGAGCGCGGCCCGCGCGAACGCCAGCGCGGACGCGACCCGCGGCCGCGCCGGGCGGACGTCGTCGAGGCAGACGTACGGCACGCCGCCGAGCCGCTGCGACCGCAGCCGCCCGTGCCTCGTGCGCCGGTGGATCGTCGCGTAGCGGACGCCCGTGCGCAGGCTCGCCTCCTTGATCGTGACCCAGCCCGCCGGCGGCGGCGCCGGCGGCTCGAACTCGCCGGCGGCCGCGAGGCGCTCGAGCTCGACGGAGTCGAGGCCGCACCAGTTCCTGGCGCCGCGCTTGCGGTGCGCCGTCAGCCGCCCCGCGCGCAGGAGCCGCTGCAGGCGGTGGGCGCTCGTCCCGTACAGCTCCGCGGCCTGCGCGAGCGAGAGCCAGCCCTGGTTGTTGCGCGCGGTCGTGCCGAGGTCGTAAAGCCGCCGCTTGCAGGCCGCCCCGCTGCGGTGCAGCCGCCGCCCGATCGCCTCGAGCGTCAGCGTCCCCGCGAGCTCGAGCAGCAGCGCCTCCTCGTCCTCGGTCCAGGGCCCGGCGTTCAGCGGGCAGCGGCCCCGCGGCGCGCCGAGCACGATCCAGGCGCGGGCGATCGAGCGGTGGCGCCGCAGCACCCGCAGCGAGGTCGGCAGCTCGCCGCGGCCGCGCTTGGCCACACTCCAGCTCGCCGCGTTCCTCGGCAGCGGCCCGCTCGTCTCGGCGATGTAGCGCCGCAGCGCCTCGTCGACGCGCTCGTCCGTCCACCACGGCCGGCCGCTCCGCCCCGGCGATCGCGCGCCCCAGTTCGGCCGCGCCTCAGGCATCGGAGCGCTCCGCGAGCGCTGCACGCGCCAGCGCCGGCGCGCAGCGCAGGTCTGCGTCGAGCGCGTGGACCTGGCAGATGCCGTCCGCCGAGATCGCGCACTCGATCGCCGCCAGCTCCTCGAGCGCCGCGCGCAGCGGGTGCCGTTCGCAGTGCCTGACGTGCTCCTGGAAGTCCGTGGTCTTCGAGTCGGGCGGGTAGAGGGCATCACAGAAGACGCACGCAAGCGGGCCGGTCGCGCGCGCGACCGAGACCAGCTCCTGCCACGCCTCG